TTACTCTGCAGGTGAAGTCGGCCACTCAATATCAGGTGCGGTTGATGTATCAACACGGTTCAGCAACACCCGATACTTCTTCCAGGCTTCCAGCAACGAGTTTTCTTCCTCCGTTGCGATCTCCAGATCTACAGCATCCTGAAGTGGCGCAATATGCTCACTGAATTCCTGGATGTAGAACTGTGTGGTGACGGTCTTCCAGCCATTCGGCTCCTGCTGTATCGAAGCATACCAGGCTATTTCAATATCGCTATGCTGCGGCAGCATTTAACCCCTTGTAATTCATCGCCATAATTGATTTAATTCATAAACAAAACTATAACATGGTGAAATTAATGAAAAAAAACACACATGATGGGGCTAAAATTTACACACCACTTACCCTAAAGCTTTATGACTGGTGGGTTTTGGGAGTATCAAATCGTCTTGCATGGGGATGTCCTACAAAGGAACACCTTCTTCCACACTTTCTGGAACATTTAGGTAACAACCATCTGGATATTGGTGTTGGAACTGGTTTTTACCTCACTCACGTACCTGAGAGTAGTCTGATATCTTTAATGGATTTGAACGAAGCTAGCCTGAACGCGGCATCTACAAGGGCTGGGGAATCAAAAATTAAACATAAAATTAGCCATGATGTTTTTGAACCTTATCCCGCGGCGTTACATGGTCAATTTGATTCCATTTCCATGTTTTACCTTCTTCACTGCCTGCCTGGAAATATATCTACAAAAAGCTGTGTAATACGCAATGCTGCGCAGGCCTTAACTGACGATGGAACTCTATACGGAGCCACAATTCTTGGCGATGGAGTTGTGCACAATAGCTTCGGTCAAAAACTGATGCGCATTTACAATCAGAAAGGCATCTTTTCAAACACAAAAGATTCCGAAGAAGGCTTAACACATATACTCTCAGAGCATTTCGAGAATGTTAAAACCAAGGTTCAAGGTACTGTAGTAATGTTTTCCGCTTCAGGGAAAAAATAGCATCCAACCGCAGCACGTTCTTGCTTAAGACGTGCTGCGGCATAATCCCAATGATTACTCCCTGACAGGGTTCGTAGGCCACTCAACATCAGGTGCAGTTGATGTATCAACACGGTTCAGCAACACCCGATACTTTTTCCAGGCTTCCACCACCAGCACGACAAGATGCCGCATACAGTGACCCAGTCAGTCCAGTTTCCAGACAACCAGTGCGTCACCTTTTTGAAGGCGCTTTAAAGCACGTTTTAATCCAGGTCGGCCTGTCCTTGTTCCGCTTAATTTATCTTCAAATATTTGTTCACATCCTGCACAAACAAGAGCGTTTCGTTGCAGGCCTGTATTCTGGTCATTTGTTGATACCCTTACATAGCCAATCAGCACGCTGAATCTCCCGTCCAAAAGCACAAATCATGCCATGCAGGCCAGAAACGGCCATTATCTAAAACCTCGGTTTACAGGAAACGGTAAATCAGGCTTCTGGCGCATTACAGAAAAAACAGAACGGCGCAGATATTCCAGGAAAAGATACCTTCACCAAAAATATTGGTGCCTGCCGCGCATATAGCGCATGGCTGAATATTGGTGGCGATAGTCAGACCTGGACAACCGCACAATTCATTTCGTGGCTGGAGAGTCAGGGGGCATTTAACCATCCTTACTGGATGTGCAAAGGCTCATGGGCTTATGCAAACAATAAGGTCATTACAGATACAGGTTGCGGAAATATTTGTCTTGCAGGTGCTGTGGTGGAAGTTATTGGCACTCGCGGCGCAATGACCATACGCGTTACTACGGCGAGTACGTCCAGCGGCGGCGGAATTACTAACGCTCAATTCACCTATATTAATCATGGTGATGCTTATGCTCCTGGCTGGCGACGAGACTACAATACGAAAAACCAGCAGCCTGCATTTGCTTTAGGGCAAACAGGAAGCAGGGTTGCAAATGATAAAGCTGTTGGCTGGAACTGGAATAGCGGTGTTTATGATGCAGATATCAAAGGCGCAACAGCATTAATACTCCACTTCAATATGAATACGGGGAGTTGCCCTGCCGTACAGTTCCGTGTGAATTACAGGAACGGCGGTATCTTTTATCGTTCAGCGCGTGATGGTTATGGCTTTGAAGCTAACTGGTCAGCGTTTTACACCACAACCTACAAGCCCTCTGCGGGGGATGTTGGTGCATATACCAAAGCGGAATGTAACTCAAAGTTTATTACAGGTATTCGCCTGGGCGGTCTGTCATCTGTTCAGACATGGAATGGCCCCGGCTGGTCTGACAGGTCAGGTTATGTCGTTACGGGTTCAGTTAACGGAAACCGTGATGCATTAATTGATACAACTCAGGCAAGGCCAGTTCAGTATTGCATTAATGGAACGTGGTATAACGCGGGGAGTATTTAATTATGATGCACTTAAAAAACATTACTGCTGGCAATCCTAAAACAAAAGAGCAATACCAGCTAACAAAGCAATTTAACATCAGATGGCTTTATTCAGATGATGGAAAAAACTGGTATGAGGAACAAAAGAATTTCCGGCCAGACACTTTGAAAATGGTCTATGACCATAACGGCGTTATTATTTGTATTGAAAAGGATGTTTCAGCAATTAATCCGGAAGGCGCAAGCGTCGTTGAATTACCTGATATTACAGCAAATCGCCGGGCTGATATTTCGGGTAAATGGATGTTCAAAGATGGCGTAGTGATAAAGCGAACTTATACCGAAGAGGAACAGAGGCAGCAGGCAGAGAATGAAAAGCAAAGCCTGTTGCAACTTGTCAGGGATAAAACCCAGCTATGGGACTCACAGCTACGGCTGGGCATCATTTCCGACGAGAATAAACAAAAATTAACCGAGTGGATGCTCTATGCGCAGAAAGTCGAATCTACAGACACCTCCAGCCTGCCAGTAACATTTCCCGAACAACCTGAATGAGACGAGGCCCGCTATCGGGCCTTAATTTTTATTCAGGCTTTTGTGGCCATTCAGGATTTGCCGTATCCACACGGCTGACCAGAACACTGTAGCGTTCCCATGCTTCCAGTCGTGTGCGTTCCTCGTCTGTTGCCATATTCAGCCTGACAGCGCGTTCCAGTGGCTGAATAACGCTTTCTGCTTCGGAAAGTAACGCGGCCTTTTGTGATTCGGCCTGTTGTTGCTGTTCGTCAGCCGTATAAATCCGTTTAACCACAGCACCATCCTTAAACATCCATTTACCTGAGTCGTCAGCACGTCGGTTGGAGGTAATATCAGGAACCTCAACAACGCTAAAACCTTCAGGATTAAGCGTTGAAGCATCTCTGGTGATAGCGACAATAATATTATTTTCATCGTAAACAATCTTTATGGTGTCTGGCTGAAAGTTCTTCACTTCCTCATACCAGTTTTTTCCGTCTTCGGACCATAACCAGATAACATCAAAATTCTTTGTTAGCTGATATTGCTCTTTTGTTTTTGGACTTCCTGACTTAATATTTTTTAAATGCTGCATCATTTACACCTGTGCGACGTTATACCATGTGCCATTGATGTATTTTTGTATTGGTCTGAAGATGGCTTCATCATCGCCATCTACTTCACCAATGATTCTTAATCCGGTAATTGCGTGTCCGGCTTTTTCATAACGACCACCACGCGCCATCAATTGAACAACACGCGTACCCAGGCGAACATCTTTCACATAGCGGGAATCAAAATTCCCCCAGTTGCTGGGCTGTATCTGACCGTTAACAGCAAATATTACTGAGTTATCTGTATTTCGCTGACTATAGAAATGCCAGCCTGAATCATCACCAAGCTCTGCAACAGTTGGTCTTGATGAAGCCCCCCATAAATTAAACCCTACGTTCTTCGTGGAGTTGTTGGAGCTGGATAGCGTAAATTTTTTACCATCCCCAGCCTGAATATTTTTAAAAGCAATAGCCACTCCATTCTGAAAGCGGAATACACGCTGACTATTAGCATAAACATCAAGAATACCGTCTCCATTCTGTTTAAATCCGGTATCATTATCACCAAGAACAATTGAGTTCCCACCCAACGCGTTATTCGTGCCAAGTGCCAGCCCGCCATCAATCCTGGCACCATTACCAACAGACACAACTCCTGTTCTTAAGTCGATGCTGAATGGCCTTAATGGCCCAATATCTCCATTTTCACCCTCATTTTCTCGTGTAGGGATGATATACAGGCTTTCTTCAGAACGGCGAAAAATAGCACCAAAGGATGAATTAAAAATCCTCAGTGCATTGACTGTCGATATTTTTACTTCACTGCTGAAAAGGGCTTTAACAAGAACATACAAAGCATCCCTTTTAAGATTCATCAGGTCTTTTGTTGTGGTGCCCTGGCGGCTTCTCCATTTGAAATATTCATTGCCGTTGTCGCCTGTTTCAAACCACATGAATGAATCAGTATCGCTGTCAGCATCATTTTTAAAACCAATCTTTGCCCAGTCAGTATTTCTAATCCAGGCAAGGATTGAGTCGTTTGCAAAAGTAAGCCCACCGGACAAGGTATCGCCAGTTTTTTGCACGGCGTTCCTGGCCCTGTTTACCGTTTCCTGTAAACCGAGGTATTCGATAACAGCGGCAACGGTCGATTTCGCAAGAATATCCCGCCCGACTTTTGTCAGGGTTGCCAGGCTGGCGACATCATTCCCCGTAAAATACGGAAACCTGTCTGCCGCAGTAGCAAGCCCGGCCAGCGCCGTCAGGGTGGCATCTTTCGGTTGCTTACCCGCAAGCGCGTTAGTCATGGTGGTCGCAAAATTCGGGTCGTTGCCCAGCGCCGCCGCCAGCTCGTTCAGCGTGTTCAGTGCATCAGGTGACGAATCTACAAGTGCGGCAATCGCGGCCATCACATAAGCCGTGCTTGCGATCTGAGTATTATTAGTCCCTTTTGGCGCAGTTGGCGTTGTTGGCGTTCCGGTCAGCGCAGGACTGTTTAAAGGCGCTTTCTTGTTCGTTTCATCCATTACCGCCTTAACCGCTTTTGGTGTCGCAGCCAGCGTTTCAGACGGGCTGTTAGTGGCGCTACTGAGCTGAACTATCCCTTTTCGTGCCGTCGTTGCATCCTGAGCGGTATATTTTGCGTTAGCAAGGTCATATGCTGCCTTTACTGCCTTTGGTGTTGCCGCCAGTGACTCGGAAGTGCTGTTGGTCGCACTGCTGAGCTGAACCACACCTTTTTTCGTCGTGCTCGCATCTTCCAGAGATACGGCATCAGCAATATCCTCTGCCCGTTTTGCTGCTGTTTCGGCACGCGTTGCCGCGGATTCAGCAGCAACTTTGCTCTGAGATGCAGCCGTCGCACTGCCTGCCGCCTCTGATGCTTTCGTTGTTGCTGTCGTGGCACTACCTTTCGCTGCTGACGCTTGTCTGGTCGCCTCATCTTTTGAAGCAGACGCAGATGATGCCGATGACGCCGCTGAACCAGCGGACGATGCGGCCTGTCCGGCTGACGTGCTGGCGGCACGTGCTAAGCCTGCAGCATCAGTCGCACGGGTTGCCGCCTCACGGGCTGATGTGCTGGCATCGCTGGCTGACTTCTTCGCGGCTGCCGTGTTCTGTGCCACCGCGGAGGCGTTACGCGCCACCTCTTCCACCATCAGCTCAAAACGGCGCAGTGCCTCCGGACGGGCATCATCCTCCGTCATTGCACCGAGGAAATCATTCAGTGTGCCAGGCTTTGAGTCCTCATATACGGTGATAATCCCGGCGTGTGACGGCGGGAACCCCTCCACCAACAGACTGACGCTGTACTGACCATACTCGACGTCCATTGTATAACGCCCGGCTTCATCCGGATTTTCTGAGGCCACTGTGTTCACCACCACCGTGGTGCTGTTGCGCCTGGCCTTTAGCTGAATGGTGCAGTTTTGTATCGGCTTACCTGCACCGTCTTTCAGTACACCTGAAATCAGTACTGCCATATTCCCCCCCCCCACAAAAAAGCCCGCCTGAACCGGCGGGCTGTCATAACACTGTGTTACCTGGCTAATCAGAATTTATAGCCGACACCCACGATGAAACTGTTGGTACGCCAGTCACCGCTGCCGGAGCCTTCATAAGCGACATCAACGGCCACGGATTCGGTCGGGTTAAACTGCACGCCAGCTCCCCACGCCAGAGAGGTATTGCTGTGGCGACCGTCATCACTTCCGGTCAGCACGTCGTGCGTTTTCCCCTTGTTGTCAGTTACGCGGAGATAATCCCCGGAGAAAGTCGACACACGGCTGTAAGCCATACCCGCCATCGCATACGCGCTGAACCATTCATTCACGCGTACAGACGGCCCCGCCATCACGCTGAACCAGCGGTTACGCACGGAATCTTCATGCCAGCGGGTATCGCTGTAATGCGTTTTTTGCTCATCTTTGGCATTGGCATAACTGAATGACGTCACCAGCCCCAGCGTGTCCGTAAACTCATAACGGTATTTCACGTTAATCCCGTTCAGATTATCGCTGCCGGGAGCGTTCGTACGGGCATGAAGATACCCCGCGCTCAGTGTGGACTGATGTTCAGACGCCCATGCAGGCGCACCGGATACGGACAGACAGATGGCTGCGGACAGAATAACAGCACATAATTTACGCATAATTACCTCTCGCTTTTCTGCAATAAAAAAGGCGCCATTTCTGGCGCCCGTATATGGGTTATAAAATTCAGCTGATACTGATGCCTGCGGTGGCTTTCTTCATCACCACAACCAGCAAATCGCTGATACTTGCTGTGGGATACCAGTTATTCACCAGCCATGCTGATACCGAAAACTCCAGCGTCATGTGACCGTGACCGGCAGGCATATCAATAACGCCACTGTAAATCAGCGTATTATCCAGCGCGGTACGGTTATAAATTTCAGCACCGTTTTTCCGCACTATCAGACGGCATGAGGAGTAAATATCAGTATGCTCTCTCTCATGCTTAGCGCCACTGAATGCCACCGCCGGAATAACAATTTGCCGGTCAAACGGCTGATCGTCATAAACCCTGACGGTAATGGTCCCTGATGGCCACCGCTCCGGTGCACGGGAGTCCCGGGGGAAAGCTTTGCCCACTGTTTTAACGAGATCGCCTTCAATCTGGTTCGCGGACAGTTTTCCCAGAACCCGGCAGTTCTCGTTAATCGTGACGTTGTTGAGCGTCCCGGAGTTCGCATTCACACTGCCACTGATATCCGCATTTTTAGCGGTCAGCTTTCCGTCCGGTGTCAGGGAAAATGCCGGAGGATTACCGCCGCTGGTAATGGTGGGAGCCGTCAGATATTTCAGGAACACTTCGTTCATGAATATCTGATCGCCCTGACCAACAAACATCGGCTTTGTGTTGCCATTCGCAGGATTAATCATCGCAATCCTGTCTGCCGCCAGCAGCACCTGACTCTGCATGCCTGCTGGCGTATTCTCAATACCGGCACCGATACCCGCGATATAAAGGCGTCCGTCCTGCATCTGCTGCAGCTTCACAGCCCACATGCTGTTCAGGTTATTATTTGTATCAACCTGAACCTTCTGTATCTGCTGGATCGCTGCACTCTGGTCTTCCAGTTTCTTATTGACGGTCTGTGTGATTTCATTGCTGACATCCGTAATGGATGTCCTGATTTCAGCCAGGTCAGGCGCAAGCTGACCGTTATCAATCTGCGTCCACAGCTCCTGAGCCAGATGGGTTTTCCCTATCTCGCCTTTGAAAAAATCCAGATAGCCGGATGCGTCATCACTCGGCTGACCAACAGCCTCCACGAATGCCGATTTGCCAACGGTGTTCACACTGCGAACGTAAAAATAATAATTATGGCCCGGCCTGATATTGATACTGGCGGCTATCCAGTACAGCGCCGTGCCAAGATAGCGTGCTGTGGTTTCAACCTGCCTGATATCCGCAATCCGCTTTTCCGAGAACCAGAACTCAAACTGTACCGTCGGATCATAAACCGCAAGATGCGGCGTGGCGGTTATCTGAAAATAGCCCGGCGTCAGCTCAATCCGCGACGGTGCTGCCGGTGCGGCAATCCGGAACGATACCGATGCCGGATCGCCCTGCTGTCCCCACGCATTTACCGCCCGGACTGTCAGCCTGTAATTTCCCAGCGCCAGTTGCGTGAAGCGGTATGTGGTTTCCGTCGTCCTGGCTGTGCTGACCAGCCGCTCACTGCCGTCATCCGCTGTCACGGTCAGACGGAGCAGGAAACTCACGCCCTTCACCACCTTCGGCGTGTCCCAGCGGGCCAGTACCTGATACTCCCCGCTGTCTGCGGTGACTTCGGCAGTCAGGTGCTGCACTGCTGGCGGCGTGACACCATTCACCGTGCCGCTCTGGTCGCCGTCAAAGTGCGCCCCGTTATCCACGATGGCTTCTTTTTCCGGTACATGCTGCACGGCGGTGATGGCATACGTGCCGTCGTCGTTCTCACGGATACTCACGCAGCGGAACAGGCGCTGGCGTAGCGTCGGCAGCTTCAGCCCCCATACGCTGTATCCGGCAACGCCGTCAGGAACACGGCTCACTTTTACCTTCACGCCGTCGGTGACGGACTGGACCTCCACGCTGACCGGATTGCCACTTCCGTCAACCAGGCTTATCAGCGTGGTACCGGAGGATGGCAGCGTGATTTCACGGTCGAGCGTCAGCGTCCGGGTCTGGCTGTTCACCGCCAGCACGCGCCCGCCGGTGCTGATCCCCGCATAGTCATCATCGCAGATTTCAATGACATCGCCCGGCACATGGAGAAGCCCTTCCGCACCCACGCTGAAGTCCACGGTCTGCGTTTCCAGTAGTTCCGTTTTAATCAGCCACAGCCCGGCGCGGTGCGCCTGCCCCCGGCTGGTACAGCCAAAAGCATCCATCTTCGTGACGTTACGACCGTAACGGGCAATGGCCTGCGTGTCCTCCACAAGCTCTGTCGCCGTCTCCCAGCCGTTATTCGGGTCAATCCAGTTCACCTCAACGGCATTATGGCGGTCCTTCAGGGCGCTGAAGCTGTAGCGGAACGGCGCACCATCATCCGGCATCACCACATTACTGCGGTTATAGGTCCACACCTTATCCGACGGTCGGTCCTGCACGAACGTCAGCGTCTGCCCGTTCCATACCGGCATACAGCGCATCGCCGAGCAGAAATCACTGAGAACATCCCACGCCTTGCGCTGTGTGGTCAGCCAGGCATTACAGGTGATGCGCGGCTCCGTGCCACCAAAGCCATCCGGCACCGACTGGTCGCAATTCTGGCCGATGACATACAGCGCCCATTTGTCCACATCCGCCGCACCGAGACGCTTCCCCATGCCGTAGCGCGGATGGGTCAGCATATCCCACAGACACCAGGCCATGTTGTTGCTGTATGCTGGCTTAAACGTTCCGTCCCAGATACCGCTGTATTGCCGCGTCTGCGGGTTATAGTTCGACGGCACCTGCAGAATGCGCCCGCGAAGATGATAATTACGGCTCACCTGCTGGCTGCCGAACTGTTCCGAGTCCACCTGCACGCCGACCAGTGTCGTGTTCGGGTAGCACTGTTTCACATCGATGATTTCGGTGTATGACGACCAGAGCGTTTTGTTCTGCAGCTGGTCTGTGGTGCTGTCCGGCGTCATTCTGCGCATCCGGATATTAAACGGGCGCGGCGGCAGGTTATCCACCACCACCGAGGCCAGATACTGCGAGGTGGTTTTGCCCTTAATGGTGATGTCTTTTTCCGTCACCCAGCCACCATTACGCTGTATCTGAACCAGCAGGCGAACTTCCGACGGATTCCGGTCCCCCTTTGAGGTGGTTTCCACCAGTGCCTGCACACCGAAGGTAAAGCGCAGTCGGTCGATGTTTGCCGACGTGATGGCGCGGGTGATCGGCGTGTCGTATTTCACTTCCGTACCCAACACCGTCTCGGAGCCGGAGGATTCAAATCCCTCCGGCGGAGTCTGCTCCTGCTCACCAGCCCGGAACACCACCGTGACACCGGCGATGTTGGTATTCCCATCACTGTCCAGCACCGGCGTACTGTTCAGCAGCACGCTTTTTAATCCATCCACCGGACCTTCAATCGGCCCTTCACTGATGGCATCAATCACACTCAGCAACTGCGTGGACTTCAGGTTGTCCTTCGCTTCGCGCGGGGTATGCCCCTTACTGCTTCCTTTACCCATTCCTCACGCTCCATAAACGACAAAACCGCCCGCAGGCGGTTTCACATAAAACATTTTGCATCAGCGACCAATCACCACAACCTGACCACCATCCCCTTCGTCTGCCGTGCTGATCTCCTGAGAAACCACGCGTGACCCCACGCGCATTTCACCGTACAGAACAGGCAGAACATTGCCCTGGGCAACCATGTTATCCAGTGAAGAAAAATAGGTGTTCTGTTTGCCGTTATCCGTTGTCTGTGTGCGGGGGGTTTTGGGTTTAGGGGCCAGCATCTGTGCAACACCGCCAAGCGTCATACTGGCACCGAGAGAAAACAGCAGATTACTCGCCATAATTCCTACCCCCGGCATCCATATAGCAACCGCCATAACAGCCGCCCCCAGCACAGCCTGAAACACACCGCCACTTTTGGCTCCCGCCAGACGCGGCACGATATGGATCACAGCACCATTTGCCAGCGGTTCATTAAGACGGGCTGATAATTCCGTTTCACCTGTATCACGCCCGGCAATGCGTACCTGATACCAGCCGTCGCTCAGCTTCTGACGAAACGCCGGGATCTGCATGGCCAGCGCCCGGATGGCTTCGGCCCCCGTTTTCACACGCAGATCGATGCGGCGGCCAAATCGTTGTAAATCCCCGTAAAGGCAGATACGTGCCATGCCTGGTGACGCCAGAGGGAGTGTGTGCGTCGCTGCCATTTGTCGGTATACCTCTCTCGTTTGCTCAGTTGTTCAGGAATATGGTGCAGCAGCTCGCCGTCACCACAGTAAATGGCGGCATGATTCGGCACCGATGAACCAAAGCAGCACAGCAGCACATCGCCCGGTTGTGCTGATGACAACGGCACCTGATACAGCCCTGTGGCCTCCAGATTATCCAGATAGAGATTCTGACCTGATTTCCACCAGTCATCATGTCGGTAAAAATCCGGCAAATCGATACCTGCAAGATGATAGGCATCGCGGAACAGCGTATAACAGTCTGTCACCCCGTGCTCAAAGCGCCGCCCGGTGAGATGCGGCACACAGCGGAACTTATGAATCACTCCCCGGCAGACCAGCCACCACGGCAAATCACTCTGCACCTGCAGCCGCCTGTCGGCCTCACTCAGCCAGGGCAGACCAGCGGGGTGGCTGTGGACCAGCGCCACAATCTCACCCTGCATTTCTGCCTGCAGCCAGTCTTCCGGCGACATACGGAAATACGCCTCCGGCTCACCGGAAATATTCACGCAGGGAAAATATCTTTCCCCCTCCGGCGCTCTCACCACGAAGCCGCACGACTCCGCTGGCGCACATCGCCGGGCGTGCGCCAGAATCGCTGATTCTGTCTCTGTCATGGGATTACTGCGAAAGTTTGTTAATGGAAAGGAAGCCGCCAAAGTTGCCGACGTTATTGCGAAACTTACAGCCGCTCAGGCATTTGCTGCATTTATCCTTCGTGATATCGGACGTCGGCTGATCATATTCATCCGCGACCGCCGGACCGTGATAACCGCACTCATCGCCGCGATAGGTCCAGATGCAGGTGTTGGCCAGCATGATTCGTCCCGGAAAAACAGCGCCGTCCGTTTCCGTCGGCGTGGACAGTACAAAAGAGGCACTGACCGCGCTCAGTTCGCTGCACTGCTCGATGCGCCAGCGGCTGATCACCTCCTGCTCCGGATCGGCGTCACTGTTTCCGTTGACGAAGTTCACCGCATCCAGAAAACGGGCGTAAACCTTACGCCGGACCACCGTTCCGCCGACCAGACTCTGCAGATCTTCCGCCATCCCGGTGACCATACCGTACAGGTTAGAAACCGTCAGCGTGGGGCGCGTACTGGTGCCTTTGCCATTCAGTTCAAAACCACTCCCCTGAATGGGATACGGCTGATACTGTCGCCCCTGCCAGGTGACCGGCTCACCTTTTTCGTTCTGCTCATTACAGAAAAAATAACGTTCTCCACCGACCTCTGTCAGGTCGATTTCCCAGAGCACCACGCTGGCCGACTGCTCCGCACGGGTGCATTCATTCAGTGTTTCCTGTCGGATATCCTGCATCAGTTCACCACCTGTTCAAACTCTGCGCTGAACTCAACACGCAACATACTGACCCGCGACGACCATTTTGCGCAGGTCACCTTTATCTGCCGGTAGCCATAAGGTGGCGTCCACAGAAAGGCCTTCCAGCCCCCGTGCTCAGCCAGAAACGATTCCAGTGCCGTGGCCTCCTCACGGGAGACAGACAGCGTCACGCTGTACGTTTTCAGGTCAGCGTTCAGCCCGGCAGGCGCACGCTGAGAATAGCCATCACCAAAGCGCACCTTTCTTACGGAAGGGGCCGAAGCCACATCCATACCGGGTTTCACTTTCCAGCGGAAGGTTTTCATCGTCCACCTCCGGAGAACAGACCACCATCACGGGACTGCTGTTGCATAAAGTCCGCTGCTGCTTTTTTCCCGAGGTCATAAACCACCTTCAGGGCAGCCGGACCTATCTGCCCGTTCGTGCCATCGTTATTGATCTCGATGTTGTACTGCGGGGCAAACATCGCCATACCTGAACCACCAATATCCGCCACAACCCCCAGCTTACCGTCAGCACCACGACGCAGAGGCAGAATGGCTTCAGGCCCAGCTTCCCCCATCACACCTGCACCTTTTGCAAAAGCAAAAAACGTCGGACGGTTAACCACCGTGCCACTGTAGCGACTCAAATCAGCAGACTGATAAACACCACCATCAGCATTGGGCGTCACACTGGCAGTTGCTGCACTCCCCCAGCCAAACGCCGAACCAATCCCCTTAACTGCCTGCATCATGGACATCTGGGCCATGATTTTTGCCAGATCAGAAAGGAGCGAGGCGGTAAAAGATTTGAAGTTCAGTTTTCCGGTAGTACAGAACGTTGCCAGTGCATTACCTGCACTGTTAAATGCCGCTGTAAGCATCTGCTCAGCAGTGCCTGCCGCATTATCCGCATCTGCCGTGAAATTCTGAAACGCCCGCATAGCACCGTTTTTCCAGTTACCCTGAGCAATTTCAAGCTGTTGCCAGTAACGGCGATTCTCATTCAGTTGTCGGTTCAGGCTCTCCGTCAGCGCCTGCTCGGCCTTTCTGTAGTCATCCGTGTTATATGTCCCTTTCTGCTCACTATCCCGCCTCAACTGCTCCAGCTGTTGCTGGTATTTCTGGCGAAGACTCAGTTGTACCTGATATCGCTGCCGCTGCTGATCACCCATACCCACCGTGGCGATATCCAGGTCATGTTGCTGACGCTGAGCGCGCTCTTCTTCAGCCAGTTGACTGGTCAGCTGAATTGTTTTTTTCTTCAGCTCGTTGAGTGCCGTCTGTTTCTGAAGCTCCTGCTGTTTTACATCCAGCAGCGTCAGTGCCTGAATCAGTTCATCTTTACGGGCCAGCACACTCTTTTCATCTGCCGTCAGTTTTTTCCCGTCCAGGTCGCTGATGCGCTGCTGCAGAGCCAGAAGCTGTTTATGCGCTTCTGTCATCTTTTCAGTGGCAATGCCTGCTGACTGTCTTGCAGCAGCAATCTGCCCTTCCACCTGTGCCTGTTGCTGACTGTACTGCAGCAATAACCGGGTGGCCTCATCATTACGGGTTTCGCGTGTTTTTTTCTTACCGGATGCCAGGGCTTTCTCGTAACGTTCATTTTCACGTTGTATCGCCGCATCCCTGACAGCCTGGTCGGCGTACTGCATGGCATTAATACGCGCAATTTCACGCTGATGTCGTGCTGCTTCCGTTTCATTCATCCGGTTCAGTGCAGCATTTTCAGCATTACGTCGTTTCTGTTGCTCCTGATAATTCCGCTCTGCCTGCTCTTTTGCATCCTGCAAATCCTTCTGGCGTTTTTTCTCCTGAAGATCGTTAAGACGCTGCTGATCGTATTCAACCTGAGAAGATGATGCCGTCCAGGGGAGTCTTTTCGCCCGCGACACTTTCTCCTGTAAAGCGGCAATCTGTTCATCCAGCGAGTCTTCACGACCAATATTCATGGCCGCATCCCAGAAACGACTCCACAAATCAGACAGATACTTCAGCGTACTGCCAAGCGCATTGAGGTTATTATCAATATCCGCAGTACGCCGACTGGTTTCCTCTGCCAGTGCAGACATGGCTATCCGTGCAGCATCACTGGACCGCCCCTGATCTCCAAGGACACGTATCTGCTCAAGCTGAGTGGCAGTAAGAAAATGCAGCTCATTGTCCAGAGCCTTCGCGGCATTTACAGGATCATCCTTCAGCCGCTTAAACTGATTTATGGTATCGCTGACCGACTGGCCAACCGATCGCTCCATCTGTGCGGCAGCTCTCGCCACCATACCGATATCGTTTCCACGAAATGCACCACTCCCCACCACCTGAGCCAGCGCACCGGCTGCAGCATGTTGCGTGATCCCATTCCCGGAAATAGCACGACTGAGCGTCCACAGCTGCCCGGCAGTGACTCCGGCATAATGCCCCGTCAACGACAGCTGGCGGTTAAATTCTTCCCCCTCCTTCTGACCGTCATACCAGGCTTTACCCAGACCATAGACGGCCGCGGTAATACCGCCAATAACCCCGCCCAGCATCATGCCTTTCGGTGACATCAGTGTGTCTATCCATCCGGCACGGTTAGCCAGCGTTATCCCGGATCCCCTCAGCGCCCCTAAATTGCCGCGGGCCAGTTCACCTATCAGAACGCCTATCTCCTGGCGGGCCGCTGCACTTTTCAGACCCAGCGAATGCGTGGCTTTTCCTGCCCGCTCCATTTTGCGGATATACACTTCTGCAGCACTGCTTACCCCCAGCTGGGCTGCCTTGGCACGAAGCAACTCAGAAGATGAAAGATTCTGGCGGGTTGCCTGCTCTTTAAGCTGACGGATAAACGCCACTTTCTGTCGGGTAGCCTCTTCCTCAGCCTGTGTAAGAACACGGGTTTTCGCCGTAACCTCAGAAATCAGCGCCAGATAATCCTGCTGACCAATCCCGCCACTGTTTCTGGCCTGTCGGATCTGCTGCTGAATACGCTGTAATTCCTGCAGCCCCGCACTGGCCTGTTTCACACTGTCAATCTGACGATAAAACGCAGCAGCCGCTTTATCCTGAGCCTCCGCCAGAGCCATGGTCTGCGCCTGTTCCTCGCGCATTTTCTGGCTCAGTGCCTCCATGCGCTGGCGGGTTTTCTCCACCTCGCGGGCCATGCGTTCATGAGCCTGTGCGTTCTTCTCCACCGTCTGCGCATGGACGGATGCGGCTGTTGCAGCCGAAGAAGCCGCCTGCGTTGTCTGCCGGGCGGCCTGAGTCTGACGCTCCATAAAACGCTGCATACGGGCAGAAGACCGTTCTGCATCGCTGGCTGCACCATTCAGAAGGTTTTTGATACGGGGAATTTCATTTTTAAACTCTGCCGCATCAATCCCCAAATCAATGACCAGGTTGGCTATCTGGTCCATAACGCACACCTCCGGAAATACCTTCCCCAAGATGCATCAGTTCTTCGTCCGTTCGCTCCGGTATCCCGTTCTCTTCCGGTAAAAGGCTGAAATCAGCCACCGCAGCATCACTGCTGCCGGACACCATTCTCACGATCAATGCCTTCAGCGAGGCAAACTGCGCATCCATCCACACATCACTGAAGCTCTGCATCCGGAAATAATCGCCCCACTCACCAAGCTCAGTGGCCGACATTTCCGACAGCATCCGCCGCCAGTCTGCCCGCCGGAACTCCCGGGCAAGCCGCATGACAAACTGCATTTCCCGCGTCAGGACTTTTCCGGCGTCAGCACCTCATGCTCCAAATCCCCGGTATTCTCAATGGCCCCCATACCGCTCAGCGACAGAACCATCTCCGCCCCCGCACCCAGGGCATCATACGACCATGTTGTAATAACGGATGCGTAAAGCGTCTCAACATCCTGAGACTGTTCCGCATTCCACAGTGAGCGGGAAACCAGCCAGGCATTGATATCCATCCCCATCCGCAGAAAAGCAATCTGTCGTTCAGCCTCCGGCAGTTCTCCCTCCCCGGCATCAAACTTTGCCGTTCGCTGCTGAACAAACGTCAGATATTCAATTCTCTGCAGCCCGGACAGCTCACTGAGCACCACGGACTGTTTTTCATAATTAAACGTGTCCTGTTTCAGAAACATCATGTTCTCCACCTGCAAAAAAGCCCCGGATAACCGGGGCAAATGATGAGTATCGTCCTGTTAACCTGCTGCGCTGACAGCCACCGTAGCCACTGCCACAAAATCGCCGTCAGAAGTCATGCCCACAATGCTGACACTGCCCTGCTTCACGCCTTTCACCGTGGCCACAAGCCCGTTCAGGGTCACCGTGGCAGTCTGTGGATCTGTCGAATGCACACTGATCGCTTTGTCACTGGCTCCGTCAGGTTTTACTGTAAAGGTCAGCGTGGTGGTTGCTCCCACTTTTACACTGGCAGATGCCGGTGCCACTGTCAGTCCGGTAACGCTCACTGTTTCAGTGCCTTCCTCTGCCAGATACGGACGCCCCACACCGCTGATTTTCACTGTGCGGGTCATCACGTCTTTTGAGGCAATGGTTTTACCCAGTGCGCTCAGCCAGCCACGGAAAACATCAACAGTGCCGTTGGGATATTTGATACGAAACGCGCAGACTTCACCGGAGTCGAACAACTGAACCAGTTTTTTCTGCCCGCTGTCACCCGGACGCCAGGCCAGCGTCGCCGAAGTATCACCGACGGATTTCTGCCCCTGGGTTGTCGTTTTCCAGTCTGCATCTTCATCATCGAGATAAGTGTCATCTTCTGCATCAGCGGTCATTTCGCCAGGTTGCAGATCCTTCACCATCGCAAGACGCAGCCAGTCAGTGTCCGACAGAGGATTCGCAAACGCATCGCCGTTGCCGGTGTACATCCAGAACGTCGTCCCCGCACCTTTCGTCTTTGCCAGTGGATTTGGTGTGGTCATTACCACCTCCTTAATTCGTGTACGTGATCTGGTACGTGATTTCCGCCATCGCCCAGGTGGCCATCTCATTATCACGTTGATAGTTAAAACCGAGTGGGATCAGGGTGTCGATGAGTCCGGAAAGTGCCGGTACATCATTCAGGGCAGGAAAAATGGTGCTCTCCATCCACATATCCAGCTCTGAATCCGGTGCCTGTGCCCGGATGAAGACGGCAATATGCAGAACAGCCTGCCAGTCATCTTCATCTGTCATTTTTCCGGTGTACTGAGCATCACTCAGCCACACCGCCACGGCAGGCAGTTCCTGCGCATCAACAAATGCCGGAAGCCCGTCAAAAAACGTGGCGCTGTCTCCACACTGTTCCCGAAGGCGTGCCAGTACGACCTGGCGGATTTGTGTATGTCGGTTCATCGGGTCAGCCATAATCTCAGTTGTTGTTTCAGTGCATACCCCAGCTGTTTCGGCATTTCCGCAGCAATGATGCGGTCGCGGGCATCTTCAAATGCCTGTGTCAGCGGTCCGGACAGCGGGATTTTCACCACATCAATGGGGTAACGATTTTTGCCATCAATACGCCGCATCACATGCCAGCGACCATTCGCCAGTTGCTGAATAAACGCATCCCGGAAAAGATATTTACCCACCTTCAGCACACTTCCACGGTACTGCAGTTTTCCACCACGCCGGGCCAGTCTGACCCGGGCTGTCCCCAGCTTAATGGCGGGCAGATTGCCCCGGTTAATGCGGATCCTGGCCGTCATTTTTCCTGACGGACTGGCTTTAAACACCCGGACACGCTGACGTACCAGTTTCAGGGGGATCCCTTTCACCTGGTTATCTCCCGCAACGGTATTCCCGGCAACCTGCCGGGTGGCAACCGAGACCGCTTTCTGTGCCACACGGTTTATCGCCCATGCGCTGGCCTGTGGCACCATACGGGTATCAAGACTGTTCAGATTGCGGATGGCGTTTTCAAGGCCTTTCATAATATCGTCCTGTACTGATATCACCCCGGGAACTGTCACACCGTTGCAGGCGGATATAACAGCATCCCCCGTCGTCCGGAGTAATGCGATCCACCCGAAAAAGATCCCCGCCAACCTCCAGCGTATCCAGACGGCGTAGCCCCGTAATATCTGCTGTTTTCACAAACAAAGACGGTGAAGAATCTTCAAACCGTACACCTCCGGCAACGAACGAAATTTTTTCAGGATCATCAAAAACACCCCTGAGTGTTTTTCCTTCAAGCTGACCGGACGTAATTACCGTCGTAATCCCCATATGACAAAGAATGACCGCGTCAGCCATGGCGACGGCGGCATCAAACGGATTATCGAAATCTGCCACCTTTCCCCCCCCCACATTCAACACATTTTCACGAGGCCACTTTCTGCCATGCTGGCTGCCACCACAGCAGATACACGAAACACGTCTCCCGGACGTACAAATGCCACGGGGTTATCCCGTGTGGCGTGAAGTGCATTGACATGTAACATCACCACAGCTTTGACCATGACCATATCCACAGAATTTCGGTTCTCACTCTCCCCACGTTCGGATCGTGTTTCGTTTTTTTGTTGTGGTTCTTCATTATCCTTATACAGGCCGTCTGAACTATCACTTAATTCTTCTTCCCACTCCGCCAGGCGTTGTTCAAGATCAGCTTTAGAGCCTGAAATATCGGCATCGCGCCCGAGTACTGCCGCCAGATCCTGAAGACGCGCTGTTATTTCTTCTTTTGTCATCACATCTCTCCTGTGCGATAAAGAAAAAGGCGGGAATATCCCGCCTGACCTTATTTCACCTGAACCACCACAAACGCGTCCGGATCCGGCAACACCATCAACGGCGCAGACTGCGTCATGGTATATTCGCACCCCGGGTCCCCCACCTCTAACCAGTGTTTCGGATAACGAATTGCAGAGGTAATCCCTTCACTCAGCGCCTGGTTATCCTGGATTGCGCCATAACAACGGACACCCTCCACCTGAGTGTTTCCAAGAATCAGTGTGCCTTCCGGCAGATAACGCTGCTCATCGCCGTTTTCATCAACATACGTTGTTTTCGCCACCATGATGGCCAGATCACCGTAATAACCTTTAAAAGAAACCACGGACCCCAAATCTTTCAGCGCGGTTTCCAGTTCAGATTTTGAGCCACGGCGGGGATCCAGTTTTTCACGAAACAGTTTAAAACCGTTCAGCATACGCCAGACAGTACCGTCCATAATCGCAATATTGATGGTACCGGAAGCGAAATCGCAGTACGCATCCAGATCATGCGTTGGATCAAAGGTGTCAGCATTCTGCTGTGACCATTCGCGTCCGCTAGCCTGCGTAATGTTATTGGCGGCAGAACGCCCAAAATCCACTTCCACCGTCTCAAACTGTTCACCGCTCATGGTGTACTTACCCTGCAGAACAGCGCTGACCGCCTGCATTTCTTCCACCTGCACAATCGCCTGTTCTTCCTGTTTCAGGTTGTCAGTCAGAATACGCAGGCGACGGTAGGCCGGGTCATTAAGACGGGCCGGATCTTCCCCCGGAAGACGCTCCACCGCCTGCTGATAATCCAGCCGGTGTTTTGGTTTAACATAGCCGGGGCGTAACACGCGGGTTTCACCACCACGACTGCGCAGTACCTTACCTGACACAACCGGAGACACATATGCCGCAACCGGTGTTTTTCCGGTGATTTTATCCAGCATCACTTCCTGAGTATGGAAAGTGACCGTACGACGAAAAAACAGCTCCAGAAACAGCGCACGGAATTTCACTTTCTGCTCGGTGTAGCCGAGCAACTGACGCGTGGTAAATAACCCCATAATTGACTTTCCTTTAAAAACACAAACGGGCCGCATCGCGACCCGTTTTTCAGTTAATCACTTCACCATCAGGCGTGGCTGATGGCACTTCCCACAAATGCGTTGGCTTTTTTCACCGCATCCACAGAGTCAGGCCAGACCAGCGACTCAGTGGCAAACGTACCGCTTTTGTAGTACGTCAGTGCGAGCTCGGTCCCGGCCAGCGCCAGTGCCAGCCCCCCCACAGCCGTTCCGGCTTTCTGACCATCCCATGCCACCAGTTTTCCGCTGGCGTCATCCAGCATCAGTGGCGTCAGTGAAGGCGTGGCAACACTGATACCACTGGTACCTGTTGCGGTATACACCGGATCGCTTCCGGCAAAAATGCGCCTGTCCGCGCGCTTTTCTGTGGTGGTTTTAATCATTTTCAGTCTCCTGATTTATCTGAATCACGGATAACGCTTACGGCATACTCATCAGCAGATCTTCTTCTCCGTGCCCGGCAGTTCCGCCTCCGGAAACCGCACTGGCAGCATGCTGTGCCATAAAGCGATCAAAAAGTGCTTCCTGTGACGGTTGCGATGCCGCCGGTGCGGCTGCCAGCAACGTTTTCGCCTGCGCCACCGTCATTCCCGGTTGTTCTGCCAGTGCCTGTGCAAGTTGCTTGCGCCCTTTCGCCTCCGGCAGCGCCATAATCTGATCGCCGACACTTGCAGAACCGGCAACCGGTGCCGCCGCCAGTAACGTTTTTGCCTGGTCAACGGTCATTCCCGGCTGTTCAGCCAGCGCCTGCGCGAGTTGTTCACGCCCTTTAGCTTCCGGCAACGCCATAATCTGATCGCCTGCGCCTGCAGCACTGGCAGCAGGGGCTGCCGCCAGAAACGCTTTCGCCTGCTCCACCGTCATCCCAGGTTGACCTGCCAGCATCTGTGCCAGTTGCTCACGCCCCTTTGCTTCCGGCAGCGCCATAATCTGATCACCCGTGCTGTCAGTACCGGCAACCGGCGCAGCTGCAAGCAACGTTTTCGCCTGCTCAACCGTCATTCCAGGCTGACCTGCCAGCATTTGCGCCAGTTGCTCGCGCCCTTTCGCCTCCTGACAATTCAGGATCCCCATCACGCGCTGATTTTCCTGGGCCACCGCTTCAGCAACGGTGAGATTTTTAACAGTCATTGCATTCTCCTTCGTAACAGAGTCATTCAGTGCAGAAACCATCACTTCAACGGCATCTGCAGCATTAATCAGTTGATCAGCCAGACCTGCATCAATGCCTGCCTGACCGTCATAAACGGCAGCCTCGGTATTCATCACCGCCTCTGAACTCAGCCCCGTATAAAGCGCCACCTTGTCGACAAACATCCGGCGGGCCTCATCAATACGGCGCTGAAAATCTGCACGCACACCTGCCGGCAATGCCTGAATACTGTTGCCGTCAACCTTGTGCCGCCCGGAGTAAATCAGCGTGATGTCCACCCCTTCCTGTGCCAGTTGTTTCTCGTAACTGGTGTGCGCCATCATCACACCAATCGAACCAATTTTTGCCGTCTGCGTGACCAGCCGACGCGTACAGGCTGCCGCCAGCAACATGGCGGCTGAACAGGCCATGTCATTGCACAGCGCCCACACGGGCTTCTGTTCCCGCAGGCGGTAAATCATGTCAGCACAGTCAAACGCCCCGGCAGCCTGACCGCCCGGGCTGTCGATATCCAGCAAAATGCCGCGCACATCCGGATCATTCACCGCCATCTGAAGACGGGCCGTCAGGCCGTCATAACCTGTCATGCCGGAGTAAGGGCGCAGGGTACCCAGTTTATGCACCAGCGTGCCGCTCACCGGCAGAATGGCGATGCCATTCTTCACCTGGTAACTCTTTGCCGGACGCTGACCACCCGCCATATAGTCAGTCACAGCCAGTTGCATACCATCAGCATCAAGCTGAACAGCCTGCTGAGGAACAGCAAGGCTGTCGGCCCCTATCTCCTTACCCAGCGCGCAAAAGAAAACCCGCGCATAGGCGGGTTCCAGTAAAAGCGGCTCATTAAATGCCATGGCGGCAATATGCGATAAATTACGACGCATCGCCTTTTCCTCCCGTTGTCTGTCGGATCTGCTGCTGAAACGTATCCTTTATCCAGATGGGGCGGGGAAGACCGGCAGCCTGTCGCTCCTGGCTTTCACGCAGTTGCTGGCGGAAAATCTCCTGATAGTCATCTCCCATCAGGGCCAGCTCCTTCTCGTACGTACTCAGGCCACCTTCAATACGCATCACCGCCTCCTGCACCTCCTTAAGGCCATCAATCGCCATGCGGCCGGCACCAATCCACTCGGCACGACACCCCCCGGAACGGGCCTCCCAGAATGAGAAACGGGATTCCGGCGGGCGGATCACACCGCGAATAAGGGCTTCCTCCAGCCAGCAGGCAAACATCTGTGACGCCAGTCGGCTGGCCACAAATTTTCGTTTCCCCATAAAATACCGCCACGACTCATTGGCGGATGCCCTGGCACTGGAATAACTGACCTGTGAATAATCACGGGAAAGCTGCTCATAGGACACGCCCAGTCCGGCAGCAATGTAACGTAACAGCGCCTTTTCCAGTTCAGAGAAACCATTATCCGCATTCTGTGCTGTCTGCAGATTCAGTGAATCCCCCGGATAAAGATGCGGAATACGAACCCCACCCATCTTTACCGTATTGGTGGCGTAATAGCGCGCATAGCCTTTCATGATGGTGTTCAGGGGATTTTTACCGCCATTTCCCACCCCGGCGATATATTCAAATGCTTTTTCCGAATCCAGTGTGGATTCAATCGTCGCGGCATACATCGCCCGCACCACCGCCGACTGCAGTTGCGTGGCCTGCAGTGTGTCGAGCATCTTGAGGCGCTCCATCACGGAATAAAACTGGTTGGCCCCGCGCGTCTGTCCGTCCTCCTGTGGCTGAAACACATGGATCATTCCCGGCCGCCCGGAGGGCAGCGTCGCCGCAATCCGTGTCCAGTTGCTGACACCGTAGCCAGGCCAGTCATCGTTCTGAACATGATAAGCCATCGCCTTTCCGTAACGGTTGATTTCCACTCCGGCACGCATAAAACGATCGCCGATGCCATAACCGGGCGTGCTGACGCGCTTCGGACTGATGGTCTTGAATTTTGTTCTGAATAATGACGTGGATTCCGTATCCCATACGGGCTGGACAAAAATTTCACCGTTAAACGTATGAACGCCCACCCCTTCACGAATAAATTCGGTAAACGAACGACGTCCCTCCACATCCATCGAACCAAACACAGGATCGCAATATTCCATCCACGCCGCCTCCACATCTTCAATAAAGGCATGCGAATCAGCTTCCGACATCCCCAGCCAGCGCCAGTTGGGTCGGTAGCTCAGGCGAAACATGTGGCCGACGATATGGTCTTTATGAATTTCCACAGCATTTGCGGCAATACCGTTGTTACGGACCAGATCATCCGCACGGGCGTTACCCAGCTGAATGGAAGGTAAGAGCGCCACGTCGGCACTTTCCGGTGCAGGCAGCCATTCTGCCATTTGCCCACCGAACCCGGAACCACCACCAGAATATCCCATGCCTTGCCGTAAAGGCTGCCCATGAATATCCCCCAGTTCCCCGTTCACAGCCCCACTCCTGCCGGACCACGACGCCGTCCGGATACACCCAGCGCACTTTCCAGCTTTTCAATATACTGACGCAGTTCACCAATTGTCGCCCGCGAATACTGAACCTGACGCCCGTCCTTGCTGACGGAAACCACAGCACGTCCGATCATCAGTTCATGTAACGCCCGACGGGCATCACAAAGCATTTCATGCGTATAAATCATCACTTATCCTCCACTCAGAGCAGCTGCGATTTCTTCAATAGTCATTTCATCGTCGTCCTGTTCATCTCTTCTGGCGCGGGCCAGTGCATCCAGATCCAGTTGCCACCGCTGAACGGAAATGCGCAGCGCTGCATAGGCATACACCAGACAGTCCAGGGCTTCATTACGCCGTTTTCTGGCATCCCACTGGAGTTTCACCCGCCCGTTCACAACTTTTTCAACCAGCTCTTCTGCCACGAGTTGTTTAGCTTCAACATCAGAAAAAATGTCCGGGTTATCCAGAAAACGGAAGGTATACGGTGCTACTTCACTGGCAGATACCACCGGCAGGGCAAAACGCGCATACAGCATTTCCTTGACGGTATCGGAACCCACCTCACACAAAAACACCCCACGCTGGTTTCGCTTTTTTGGCATGGTGATCACCGGCTTGCCGTACACCGACGCCCCTTTGATGGGGAGCACAAAAAAAGTGCCGTGTTTTCTGGATCGCTGATACACAATGTCCTGGTCAATACCACCGGTATCCCAGCAGACGCGGGAAATGGAAATTTCAGTGCCATCTGCATGACGGTATTTTTTCCGGATCACGGCATCAACGCGTTTAAGGGTGTCCTCATCTTCCGGTCTCCCCATGATGATCTGCTTGTCAATCAGAAAAGCTTCTTCGCCAGGAGCCCAGCCCCAGACATAAATCTCATAACGGTTTTTCTGAGAGTCGATCCCTGCGGTCAGGTAAACCACCCGCAGGGGAACCTGCGCATCATAGTGGCAGACTTTTTCCAGCAACAACTCAAAGCTCAGTTTTTCTGCCACAGCCTCTTCATAAGGCTCCCCCAGCGTGGTGTTAATGAACGTCTTGACGCCATTCGGATCCTTCAGTGCATCAAGCCAGTCATAAACAATCTGTACCCAGGTGGTGAACGGGCTGTATGCCGTCCAGATGTGGTACGAGATTGAGCGCGGTGGCGGGATTTCCTCATCACCGGCGCTGTAAAATGTCAGACCGTCACGCGTCCACATCCCGGTATTGTCACAAATCCACCGCCCGTCGGTCTGGTCAAGTTCCGACTGCCGGATCACACAGCCATTATGTTCACACAGGTAATACACCGTTTCCGGTTTCCCCTTCTCCCATTTCAGGCCAAACGGCGTCGCATCATCGCCAAACTTCAGATACTGGGCTTCACCACAATGAGGGCAAGGGACATAAAATCGCATGAAATGCGCAGATTCATTCGCGGCTTTTTCAATCTGGCAAAAACCTTTAATTTTGGGCGTTGAGCCGCGTATGGATTTAGGCCATACCGAACCTTCGATACGCTTATCGCCAAGCAGGGTTGGTGAACCTTCTTTTTCCACATCCGGTTCAAACGAGGAGAGTTCGTCATAGCAGACCACATCCACAGATTTTTCACGGTAGTTTTTGGCAGCAGCTCCGCCCAGACACCAGAATCCCACACCGGAGGAGAAACGTTTCAGGGTAAGCGTGTTGTCCCGATGTTTTCTGCCAAACCACGGAGCCAGCTCCAGTAATACAGGAACGTCTCTTATCGTTGGTTCGACATGGGATTTCATAAAATCTTCTGCCGCAGAATCTGTCGGCTGAAAAAGCAGGCTGTTACGGGATTTGTGTTCAATAAAATAAGCCTCCACCCCCAACAGCATTTTGGTGTAACCAACACGCGCCGATTTAATCAGATTAACGGTGCGGATCCGGTCATTCCCCATGCTGTTCATGATGGCAACCTGAAACGGCAGTGTTTCCCATTGCCCGGGAGTATATGAAGACTCTTTTGGCAGATAATAATACTGATCAGCCCACTGAACTGTCGTCAGTGGTACCGGAATATTGAGAGATACAAGCCCTGTTGCTATCGCACCGGCTGCATTAGCTGCCTTCTGTGCGTCTGAAATCATCAATCCACCCGCCTACGTTCTCACCAGCTTTAGCTGCAACGTTGGAGGCTTTTGCGATTTCAGTTTTCACCACATCAAGGTGTGACGGTGAAATATCCGGATATTTACGCTGTAATGTCAGCGGCACACGTACAAGTATCCCCGAAATCTCCTGTGCCACACGTTGCAGAATGAAGGTAAACAATTCCGTTTCCAGTACCAGCCCTTCTTCGCGGGCATTCTTCAGTTCCTGTGCATCAGCCTGTGCTTTTGTGAGTCGGTAGCGTTCATAATCAATGGTGCCGGGTTGTAAATCTGATTCCGCAGCCGCACGCAAATCCTCGGTCTCTTTGCGGAGTTTTTCGTTTTCAATATCGGCTTCGCGTTGCGCATACCACTGAATTGCCATGGAGGTATCAAATACAGATTCAACGCCCTTACCCCCTCCGGAGACGCAAGGGAGTCCCTGAGACTGCCAGCGTTCAATCGTTCGCGGATCCACGTTGAAAATTTCGGCAAGTTTCTTTTTGTTAACCTTCATGAAACAGTCTCACAACAAACACAGGGTCCGACATGAAAGTGCCCGAAAATGACTTTTTTAGGCGTTTTCATGTCGGACCTTTTACGGATTCGATATTAGAAAAAACAAATAGTTATGTTCGAGAAGTACCGACATGATTTTCCCCGGAAAATTTTCATAAATAGCGAAAACCCGCGCGCCTTCCGCCCCGTGGCAGGCCACCCCACCGGAAGGACCCGCACAAATGAGAGCTTTTATCATTAACATTTACAGATAAGATGACGTACATCATTGAAACGCCATTCAGCCATATACCGGCAGCATTCGTAGTTGCACTCCGTAACCCTGCGACTAAGGTTGAAAGCATGGCCATCTTTTTGCCACCGGCAAATCTTCAATGGATTTCCCCTGCCGGTTTTTTATTTCTCACATTATCGCAGCCACTCAGTGTGAAGGGCTGCTGTAATGCCGCAATCTTTTTTAACATGAAAAAGGCCGCAGAGCGGCCTTTATGGTTTATTGACAATTGATTAAGACGTGTGGCACTTATTGGCACACCAATAGCAACCATTCACCCGGGAATATCCTTTGGCCTTTGCCTCTGTTACCGCCGAAGAACAATCACTATAGTAACCAAGGTAATCGCGGTTAGCTACAGCAGGAAGATATGAACATTCCTCAGCATGCACCTCATGATCGCCATTGCTCTGAGCATTTTTGTTCACGTAATAGTGTTTAAAAACCATTGTATAACTCCATGTTGACGCTGATATTCAGCATTAACATGCTATATCACCAATTACACAAACATAAGCTTGTTATTTCAATTAGTTGATAACGATCACCACTGAACTTTGGACTTGCGAAATTCAAATGTTTTTCTGACTATTATTGGGCCGATAAACAGATATTATTTGAGCGTTTTGGTTCATTACATAAGCAATATCTCCATCTTTCAGAATGACTTTCCCATCCTTTCCCGATACGGCAATACTCCGCTGCTCTGGATGATAGCCAATGCTACGCCCGCAATGGAGCTCTTCCCCACCATTTTGAGACATGACTTTTACAGTTAACATTTTTCTGCTCCTATTTAGATGCCCTTTCCATCCGGGCCACTGTTCAAAGTAAATTTAGATTCAACAATATTCTGCTCTTACAGGCGATCAGTTCTGCATACACTGCCTGGCACTTTCGACAATTTCGCAGACCTGCGAGGCCGTATCGAAAAGCTGGCGCACCTTATCCAGGCTAACGCATCCCACCAGGAAAAAAGGCACCAGTATCGCTACCAGTGCCCATTTCGCCGCCGTTCGCGGCATTCTGTGTGTCCAGTGTTTTCGGATCATAAACCACCTGGTTATTAGCGCTTCAACTGAAAGTGAGGCCCGTCTTTCAGTGTTTTCCAGTCCCCGCCCCATTCGATGGCAGTTCCCAGCTCTGCGGCAGCCTGCTTAAATGCCTGCGCGATTTTCTCGTACAGAGGCCAGTCCCATGACACCTGGCTACCAATGTAGGCCACAACATCCACCGCATCACCGGTCAGGTGGCGGCTGTTCATGGTCTGGCTTTTCCCTTCCGCGACCAGCTGCTTCTGGCGATACTTACTGCGCAGGCCTTCCGTAATACCGAAGTCAACCTCCGTCAGCTCCAGCGCACGGCGAACAACAGCAACCAGCTGTGGTTTGACGCCCTCCAGATTTTTCTCACTTCGACGACTGAATCTGAATTTACCGGGCATACTCACCTCCGTAATGAAAGGATTTTTGAAACGTTCCCGCGTGCACGTATCACCAGCACGCAGAACAGCAGATTAAGCCCCACCGCCAGCCAGTTCGCCGCTAACGGGCGACCGCACAGATAACTGAGTGGTGCAAAGGCATACAGCAGCATCAGCAGCCAGGCCAGCCATGACATCAGCGGCTTATGTCTGGAATCGCGACGACGATAAAAAAAGAGCGTCAGCACGATAACCGTGCATAACGCCACATTCAGCAATCCGGGAAGGTTACTTAACATTGCCGCCACCTCCGCCCCGCAGGCGGGAGAACACACCGGACACCAGCGATGCAATATCCTGCTGGTGGATGAACGACAGAACCTTCACCGACACCACCGATACCAGCACCGCACACAGCGCATCTGCCGATGTACCGTCATACCCTGTTTTTGATGCAATCCAGGCTGACAGCACACGCGCTCCCAGCACGCCGACAATAAACGACACCAGAAAATGCGCCACCACACGCCAGACTGAAAGCGCCTGCGGCATCGTTGCCACAAATAACGCCCCGGCGAACGCACCAAACACAATCCCGAAATCCGTTCCGGTAAACAGCCCGTACACCGTCGCCCCACCGAGCGCCGCAGCCGTGCCGGAACCGGATAAGGGTTCAGACATACGTTTTTCTCCTGTAAATAAAAAAGGGCCGCCAGCGGCCCGTAAAAACACCCCGTCAAAGGCACCCGCAGATGCCTTTTGCGCGGCGTTATTTGATGTGATATGCGCCGGGTGTGGCGAGGATATGAAAAAGGCCCGCCGTAGCGAGCCATGAAAAAAAAATGAATAAAAAAAACCGCCTGGTGCGGCGGTTAAGGATGTATTTCCAGGTTTTGCTTAGTACGCGATTAATCTCAACGTTATTCTGAGCGATGCTTACAACATCGGAATGATGCATCACCGACCCTGCCAGGAAATACAAAATCTCCACCGATAATGCACCATTCTGCTGTCGTAAAAAAATCAGCACTGAGGCTACACCTGGCCTCAAATTATAGCCAGAGAACAGAATGCTTTTTCAAAACAACCTGCTCCCACGTAATAAAAAATACACCAGTGCCGCAATACAATAAGGCTTGTTGCAAATGCTGGAGCGGGTAGCGGGAATCGAACCCGCATCATCAGCTTGGAAGGCTGAGGGAATAGCCATTATACGATACCCGCATATGGTGCCGACTACCGGAATCGAACTGGTGACCTACTGATTACAAGTCAGTTGCTCTGCCTGCTGAGCTAAGTCGGCACTGGACCGCCACCGGGGACTCGAACCTCGCACACTCAACTTAAAGGGTTGACGCTCTTTCCTGATGAACTGGTGACAGTTGGTGGCCCTTGCTGGATTTGAACCAGCGACCTGGCGATTATGAGTCGCTCGCTCTCACCACTGAGCTAAAGGGCCGGGAGCAGAATAATAATGGTGCGTAATTAATTCTGCAATCTCATCCGTTTCAAACGATTAAATCCTGAACTTCCCTGACTGTCTGTTCAAAACGTCCTGTCTCCAGCTCAACACCAATCGCACAACGCCCCAGTGCCATCGCCGCTTTTACCGTTGAACCTGAACCCATAAAAAAATCTGCAACCAGGTCTCCCGGACGACTGCTCGCGTTGATTATCTGCTGCAGCATTTCTGCCGGTTTTTCGCACGGATGTTTCCCTGGATAGTACTGCACCGGTTTATGCGTCCAGACATCGGTGTACGGAACCTGCGCCGTCACACCGAAATACCGCCGCAAATTTTTATATTCACTCAGCAATTCCGTATACTGCCGGTTCAGCTCACTGTATGTGCTGACCAGCTGGTGGTGTGGTTTTTCCAGTTCCCCGCGCTGATGTTTTTCTGCCGCAACACGCGCAAACAACGCCTGCAATTTGTTGTAATCACCCTCGTTCGGTAACTGCCACTGACTGGTACCAAACCAGTGCGAAGCCATGTTTTTCTTTCCGGTGGCTTCCGCTATCTGTTTTGACGTTATTCCCAGTGATTTACGCGCATCACGAAAGTAAGAAATCAGCGGGGCCATGACGTGCTGTTTTAGCTCGCGCCCCTGTGCCACATAGCCATCATCTTTCGGGCGATACGGTCCCTGATAATGTTCTGCAAACAGAATGCGCTCTGTTGCCGGAAAATACGCCCGCAGACTTTCCTTATTGCACCCGTTCCAGCGTCCGGACGGCTTCGCCCAGATAATGTGGTTCAGCACATTAAAGCGCTCACGCATCATGATTTCGGTGTCAGATGCCAGGCGATGACCACAGAACAGGTAAAGACTTCCGGCAGGCTTCAGTACCCGCCAGAACTGCGCCAGACACTGGTCCAGCCATTTCAGGTAATCATCGTCGCCCTCCCACTGGTTATCCCAGCCCTCGGGCTTCACTTTAAAGTATGGCGGGTCTGTGACTATCAGATCGACAGAGTTTTCCGGTAAGGTCTGGATAAATTTCAGGCAATCAGCGTTGATTAACTCACAACTGGATATTTTTACAGTATTAGTCATAGATCAATAAGCACTTCTCTGATAGGCTCATACTGCTTTTGCGCAAAGCAGATGGGCCTGAGGTTTGCTTGTGACCCCAACGCATGAGCAGATGGCTGGCAGGTGCCGCTAACACCCACCAGCCGCCCATTACCACAAATTAAAAAGCCTTCACTGCAGAAGGCGTCTGTAACAACCGAACTGATAATCTGCCAGACCCGCCATAACAAGCTGGGTCAGGATTAACTGGCAGCGTTCGCGTGAAAGGTAAGTATTCTGCGCAATTTCCCCGACGGTCGCCGGTTCGGTGACGCTTAATTCATTAAACACCACTCTGGCGGTTTCGGTCATATCCTGCTGTTTTAGCATGTCTTTTTCCCTTTTCTGGTTAACGTGACATACCAATAACTCTTGTCTAAAAAGCCAGCAAGCTGAAAGACCGGTATTCGCAACCACCAGCGCGTTTAACGTACTGCATCAATTTTCGAGCATAAAAAGACCGCCTGAGGGCAGCCTTTTTACATTAAAATTAAGTTTTCTTTAACTATGTTGTATGTGAAATTAGCATTCCCTACTGAGTTTATACAACTAATCTGACGTCACACGCACCATTATACTTACTAAAGAAAAGTCATCATCAGGTCCGGCTCTCTCTATACGACGCAAAATGCCATTAGAAAACTTCTGACTATTACTCATCGTATTTGATGTAAATCTGGGGCGTTTTTCCCAAACGTTATGAACCCCATCAGACATGATACACAGATGATATACCCCGTTAATACTAGGTAAATCTTTCCATGTGATAAAATCACAGTCGTATTCCATATCAACATTTGAGGCTATAGCCGTCGTTAAGATATTTTTGCCCGGTTTATCCTTCAAATCTCTGGGTTTAAAAATATTCTGATCAATTAGCATCTGATGCCTGGTATCGTCCTTCGTCAATTGGTATGCTTTCTTCTCTCCAATGCAATACAAACGACAATCACCAATATGACCAATAATAATTCCGCTATCACAAACATAACAAAACGTAAGTGTAGTAGCAGCTTTATCGAACTCATCATTAACATCAGCTAACGACATAACCTTTCGCTTAACTTCATCAAATACATCCGGAACTGTGTCAAAAGATAAGCTTGTCAATGCTGAAAGTTCAGCAATTGCCATTGATGAAGCCTGACTGGCACCAGTGTATGAACCTACACCATCAGCTACGGCAAATAAGATGCCATCCCCTACAATTTTGGGAGGAAGCAATGAATCTTCGTTGACCCTACCTGGTTCTTTTGGATACGAGAATGATGAAGTCGCTATCAGCTGAATCATGACTCACTCCTTAAAAAAGAATGCACAAAATCAAACGCCACATCATCTATTGTCTGATATCTATCATCTTTATCCATCCTGGTACACTTCGCTATGATAGGCTTTATTTTTTTATCATCTAAATTTAAGTCCTCAATTAACCGCCCCACCGCATAAACATCAGTCTTAACTGAATACTCGGCATTATATAAAATCTCGGGAGCCATATATCTTGTACTTCCCATACGGGTACCGATCTCGGTCAATTTAGTGGTATCCCCTTCGGGATTTGTATCTTTTACCAGACCAAAATCAGACACCTTGTATGTTCCGTCGCTAAATCGCAAGACATTAAATGGTTTTATATCTCTGTGTAAATAGCCTTTCGCATGGATGTGAGCTACACCATCTAATACCATTTTCACTATTGAAATTTTTTGATCTGTTGTAAGAAGGTTGTTCGTTATTTCGTGCTCAAGATCACATTCTGCTTTATCCATAATGAACCATGGATTCTCGGCAAACAAATCGCACAAATAAATAGGAACAATATTGCTATGTACGCAATGTGATTGATACACGACCTCCCTTTTAAAACGCCTTCTAAACTGCTCTATTTGCGCCAAAAGCTCTGGTTTTTCGGGGGCTAAAACCTTTCTAGCATAATCCCCACATTCACCCTTGTTGAGGTTGTAAACCTTAACGTGTTCAACAAAGCCAAATGCACCCCTTCCAATCAACTGAATTCGTTTTATAAAGTAATTACCGTGCTGTTCTTCCATTAAGCTCACCGACCTAAATTGTAAGAATATCCATATCTTACAACTACAGATAAAAAGGTCCACAGAGTTAAGCAAAAAACCCGCATTTAAGCGGGTTTACACACTATACGGCAAAATATCACATTTACATAAAATGTATGCGATTTAATTGACTTTTGCAATATCTCGTCGTGAAAAGGTCGCTTTTTGTTGCGATCTCATTTTCACGGTGCAAATCAAGGATTCTGTATCGAGTTTCTTAAAAATGTCGCACATCTCACGCCAGTAGTTCGCATAATTATGGCTCCAGTTGTCAGGCTTAACTCCACACAGTCTGGCAAGTTCCTGTCGCTGGTAGACGTCACGCCCAGTAATCCTCCCCCTGACATCCTGCGCCGCCAGCCAGATTAATTTCTTCAGACGCTCAAGCGTTTTCCCTGTAATTTTTCTGGTGCCAAAATGCACCTGAAACTTATCCCACGCCCATTTCGCAATGACCACCTGATAATCCCAACTCGGATTTTCACTGTATACCCACAGCACCCACGCCTTCTGATGCTCTTCAAGAGACAGAACGGCGCGTCGCCATGATGATGTCGAAAACTCAACCGGACTGACCAGGGCAATTGATGAACCTTTCGCCAGCGATTGCTTTCCCGGGATTGGTGGATTATCCCGCGTTATCATTTTTCCAGTCACTTCATCGCGGTACCGGATTTTTTTACGCCTGTAACGCCCTGTATCGAACATGGCATTCTCTTGCCAGGCTTCAAGCTGACCTTTTGTTGCCCCACTCAAATCAGCGGTGGCGATAATGAGCTGCTCACGCACAAACTGTAAATACTGGTTATTCATGCGCACTCCAGTTCTGTGATTTTTATCCCCAGCCGCCCACCAGGAACGAGCTGACCGCGCACAATATTGATTTCATCAAACTGCTCGTCGTCTATGAGAAGTCCGGCATGCGTCAGCGCATCCAGTGGTGCTTTCAGGATATTGTCCAGGTCACGACGACGTTTATCCGGTGGCTCTGCAATAATCTTTATCACCAGCCGTCCGGACAGGTTTAATTTCAGTCGCTGCTGGCGAACAATAAGCGCCACATCACGGCGATAACGCTCACCGGCTTTTGATACAAAATATGTGCTGCCACGACGTCGCCAGTAAGTGTTCACCGTTGGCGGGTAAGGCAAAACAAATTCTATGCGTTCAGTCATTCATGCTTTCCACTTCAGGACACCCGAATTTCTCGCGTGCATTAAAAAACGAATCAGCAACAACAGCTGGCTGCCGTGTTTTTCTTCAAAATCTTTTACCCCGGCGTGTAGTTCGCTATGGCATTTACGGCACAGCGGAATAACAAACAAATCATCAGCCTTTGTTCCCATCCCTCCTAGTCCATGACCAATGATGTGATGCGGATCATCTGCCTGATTACCGCACGTCATGCATTTCTGCGTTTTTACCCAGCGCGTGTATACAGGCATCTCTTCCCGTTGTGGTTTCTGGCGCTGGAGATACTGAGCCGGTGACTCCGGATCAACGGCAATGCTGACCACCGTCTTTTCCTGTGGCGGGTTTTGCTGGTGGGCGTGAGGCAGTAGCGCAATATTTTTTGTGCGCTGCTTCAGCATGCTGGTGGCGGTCTGCTCTCCCGGCACGATGTCGCTCTCGCGGTATACTGAGCGAATTTTTTCCGCGCGTAATCCCAGCGAACGACGTAATACCGTCTCCGGTAGTGCGTCCGCTACGTTATTTATGGTTGCCCACCAGGATAATTCAGCCAGCGATAATTCCCGCTCCTGCGTGCCATTCATTGCGTGGCGGATGACATCAATCATCCATGCTGACAGGTTTTGGTGAGCAAGCTGCCCGAGTGATTCGGAAGTCTGGTCACGCAGCTGGTTGTCGCAGTGCCAGCACAACACCATCGCGCCGGTACCGTAACGATGTATGACGGTTTCACTGTGATGATAGTCACCATGAGGCCACTGGCAGGATTTAACGTGGCGTAACAGCCAGTCAGACAGTGCACCAGCACCACCAGCAGTACGAATCACCCGCTCATCGCTGAAAAATGGCAGTAATGATTTATCCTCCGCCAGCGGCTGGCGAACAGCAGGAACGACTCCGGACGGCAGACCGCGCATGCTTTTCGGTTCCGGCTCCACCAGAACTCGAGGGTTATGAAATACCTGCATGGATTCACGGCCCGGCTTAACGATCACCAGCCCGAGTTCCGGTACCAGAACAGGTCGAAGTAATACCCGCACGTTACCTCCAGATGCGTTGCTGGAATGTGCGGGACGGACGCGGTGGGCGTTCAGAGTAAGGAAGCCTGACGGAGATTATCCAGTGACGATAATCGAGGCTGAGGGCTTTCTTAATCTCGTATCCGTGTCTGCGGTAGCACTGAATTAGCCACTCGGCCTGTTCTTCAGTGCATGGGGGATGCTGGAGCCAGTCAGATTTGAAAGTGCGGGAACGCCGCCCGTGCCTGCTGGCAAAGACGGCAGAATCATCAGAATTGTGTAATTTGGTATCGTGCGCCATCGGTTGTCTCTGCTGGCGCAGCAGGTGCCAGTTGTTCAGGCTGGCGTGCGAATTGTAAACCAGAATGCCAGGAAAAAACAAACCCCGCCGAAGCGGGTATGCTAAAACAAACTGAAAGTAATATACCGGACTTGTAAAGGAACGATAGAATAATTATTGGATTAAACCCTGACTCAATCCAGATTTCATAGGCAACAACTACGGACTAATCATCACAGTCATGTTTGATAGGCTTAGTCCACATTGGGTGAGGGTTTACGGCGTTTTCACTAATAATTTATCGTCCAAGCTATACACTACTGCCCTGTTTTAACGAAGTTTTTAAAGGAAACAACTGCCTGATAGGGGTTTGGTTGACAGCCAAACATATTATCGCAAAAAGGCTTGATGAAAATTCTTGAGGATCCATCTTCATTTGGCATTTTACTCACTTGATAAGCGAGGAATGGACTATTTGGAGAGGGATTATAAGTGGAAATTAGCGTGTCTGTCGCCGTTTGAATTTTCCATGAGGAATTATTAGCCAACCAGAATTGCGCTCGTTTCCAATAAAAGTCACATTGCTTTTCATCATTACATGTTAGTGGCTTCATTGCTTCTGCTTTCAACGCTGGATCGACCTTTGCTGCACACCCTCCCAACATTACTGTTGCAATCATTACACCTGCGACTAAAACAAGTTTCTTCATATCCCTGTGAACCGCCCCGGAAATCCTGGAGACTAAACTCCCTGAGAAAGAGGTAAACAGGATGACTAAAAATACTCGTTTTTCCCCCGAAGTCCGTCAGCGGGCGATTCGTATGGTTCTGGAAAGTCAGGATGAATATGACTCACAGTGGGCGGCAATTTGTTCCATTGCCCCAAAGATTGGCTGTACGCCGGAGACTCTGCGTGTCTGGGTTCGCCAGCATGAGCGGGATACCGGGGGCGGTGATGGTGGGCTCACCAGCGCTGAACGTCAGCGTCTGAAAGAGCTGGAACGTGAAAATCGTGAACTGCGCCGCAGTAACGATATCCTT